TCACGGGCTTTTTTGTTTTGTTGAAAGTTCATTACCTTGTTTTATAATCTTTTTCACTTGCTTAATGGTTGGGTTCGTGTGGTTTCTAATAGTATGTTCGTGTAACAGATAACGACTTGCAACCTCTGATAGTGTCATGCGTTCCATGTATCTAAGTCTTATTAACTCTAGGTCATCATCACTCAACGAATCAAACAGCTCTGTCATTGCGTTGAATATAAAGCGTTGTGGTGTGAGTTGGTCTGTGCTGTCTATCCTATCTGTCCATGACTTCATTGTACCTGTGAGATATAATCTGATATTAAACTCTAGCTCATTCATCATACAATCCTTTCAAACAAAAAAGCACCCCCACAATTAGAGATACTTTCCTGCACTATTATACCATGCGCATTTCTGCGACTTTTGATAAGACTATTATATCATGCTTTAGATATAATTTCCTTAGCTTTCTTCATGACTTTACCTGTCTTAGCTGTAATCTGATAAGCTGATAGTCCTGTACGTTTTGTAGTCTCTGCGATACTTAATAGCTCTACATACCTCAAACATAGTAATGCTATGCTGTCAGTATCGACTGAATCAAATGGCTCATCAAGATTCTCTAATAATTTAAGAAGCCTTGGTAAGTTACCTGGTTCAGCTCCTATCTTTTCAATATAAGATTTTCTGCTTTGAGCGCTTAGGTATAGCGTTCCTCTAAGATACCACCTTACAACATCTTGAGGTCTCCCCCAATAATATCTAACCATCTATTTTATATCCTTTCGTGCTATATTATAAATTCCTAGCGAGTAGGTGTTTTTGCGGTAACAGAGTAACAGATACCTATAAACGGCTTAACCATAGGGTTAAAGCTGTAACTTATAACAGTAACGTGTTACCGATTTTCAGTAACACTTTTATTTTTTTCTGACATTAACAATAAATACCTAGCCAATAAAGACTAGGTTTTTTTATTATAATCTAATCACTTAATCCGTCAAGATAAGCTCTTACTTTTTCTTTATACTTTCGTGTACGCTCGTCTTCAAATTGTTTGATAGAACGAGTGACATTGATAGAAGTATCATCATAAGCTGGTTTACTTACTACGCTTATTTCGCCTAATGTTTGAAGTTGGTTGATTGTTCGGATAGGTTTACTCGCTCCTTGTTTCCATGAATCGCCGCCGTCCGCAACAGAGAATCCAAAACTCATACCTTTAAGGTTCCCAGCCTTAATATTGTTATAAACATCATGGCCAACTGTTGTATCTGGCATATCCAAAACAAAATGCAAGCCAACTTTATCAATGCTTAACTTTAAAGTTCCTGCATCAACTCTGCCTAGCACATTGGCGTAATCATGGTTATATAAAGCTAATACATCGCTTAAATCGACAATATCAAGTGCTGTCGGAGCGATATACTCAATAAAAGGTGCATTAGGCACACTTGGCTTATTAAATACAATGGCATACCCTGCAATTTGCCCAATGAATCCTGCTTTTTTATTTGCGTCTCTAATTTCTAGTTTGCTATCAATCCCAAAATTAATTTCTGTTTTTTTATTCATTTAATCCCCTAATCTAAATCAGTCAGTATTTTTTCAGATTTTAGAAATTCCATTAATTCTTTTTTATACTGACCTGCCATTACTCTAACAATTCCAAAGAAAAAGTTATTTTTATGACTTCTGTTTTTTTGACTAATTAAATTATCTAATTCGGCTCGAGAATAAACATTTGATTTTTCTAGTAAGTAATCCCCTGATTCCTGAAGGCGATAACGTTGGTCATCAACTTCCTTGTTATATTCCTTTAGTTTTTTCTTCGTATCTTTAGACACTGTACTTTTTAATAAATCTAGCTCAATGTTACTCAAATTATCTGCTAGGCTTACTGCTTCTCTGATAGTATCATCAACTTCTTGAGAACTCCAGAAAACATCTAGCTCTTTCTGTTCCTCCGCCAGCCGTTTTTCTAATGTCTCTAGTAATTGCTTATCGTTATTCAATTCAGATAAGGCTTTGAGTGATTCATCAATATCATCATTTTGAGATTGATTTTCCATGTTTTCAATTTTATTTTTTAATTCAGAAATTAATTGATTCGTTTTATCCACTTTTTTAGTGAGTGGTTTAGCTTGTTTTTCGAGTTTGTTTTTTGCTTCTTCAATATATTTTACTTGCATGTTATTTCTCCATTTTTCGTTATTTATTACTTATCGGCATTCCACAGAACGCCCAACTTATCGCCTAATGTCGCGATCGCTTGATAAGTTTCTTGGTCTGATTGAAGTTGGTTATCAAAGTATTCTTTTAATGAGAGAAGATTTTCAACTGCTTTATTTCTCTCGTTTTCAGCGACTGGGATTTCTAAGTTTTTAGTTTCGTTGCTCATTTTATTTTCTCCGATTTATATTTTTAAGTCAGGTTTTGTCAGCAAATTCATTTTGTCGGACAGCGTGCTTTTTTCATGTTTTTATTTCCTCTGATAAATTCCTAGCGAGTAGGTGTTTTTGCGGTAACAGAGTAACAGATACCTACAAATGGCTTAACCATAGGGTTAAAGCTGTAACTTATAACAGTAACGTGTTACCGATTTTCAGTAACATTTTTTATTTTTTCTTGCGGGAATAACCTTTAGTGACTTTTTTATGTTTCTCATCATCCCAATAAAACAACCGTCTAAACAATTCCATTTCATTGGCTCGATGTAAATCGACAGCTCTATTAAAACCTGCGCTATTTGGTCTTTGAACGGTCTTTTTCCATTGGTCTTTGACATAATCAGGTAGTTTATTCTCAAACTCTCGCTTAGTAAAGGGTTTCACTCCCTCATCTTCACACCATGCTCGATATAAAGCACTTAGAAAAGCAGTCGGTAGAAAATCACTGACGAACTCCTCAAACATATCATTTACAAACGCCAGTACATTGTCATTGCTAATTTTGAAGTCATCTAACAGCCCTTGTGTGGCTTTGGGTTCGTCAAATTTATCAAAATTAAGTGATAAGGCGATTTTAAGCACGTACTCTAAAACGTCTTTGCGTTTAATATAATCATCTTTGATTTTCCAGTTGTCATTATCTGACGTGAAAGACTTGTTAAAGGGAACAATAAGCAAACGTCTGTATGTTCCATTTGACTTATTTCTAAACTTGGGTAAAAAGTTAGTGGACTGAATGACTAGCTTGTTAAATACTGCTAAGGTTGGTTGTTTTCCTTTCGCTTCAATCGGTACTGGATCGCCAGTAACCACAGAAAAGTAGTTTCCTGCATTGTCTAAGTAACTGACTTGGCTATCATCTCCGATAATACAAGTTTTACCAACGACTTGGGAAAGAGAAAAGCGTTCAGAAAACTGTTCAGCTTTGACACTTGCGACGTTCTCACGTCCGATAAGGTTCATGATGAGGCTCTGAAATGTACCTTTGCCGTCATTTCCTTTACCGACTAGCCACACGCCTTTACGATAGGAGTAGTTGCCGTTGGTACTTGCGGAAATAATCTGCCATAAAAGGCTAACGAGTTCTTTATCTCCACTCATTAAATCATTGAGCCAGTCGTCTACGTTCCAACCGTTAATATTGGGTACTTTAGCCTTAGCGTTGTACTTGGTCGCAATCGTTGAGGTAAAGACGTACTTAGGACTAAATGGCTCTAATTGCTGTGTTTTCTTATTGAAAATACCGTTCGCTACTGGGATTAAATGAGCTTCTGCGGTTTGTTGTTTGACCTCTGATAAGGTTTCGAGTTTAAAGAGAACCTCTTTAGACCGTGCCTGACTGTATGACGGCTCTAGCCAATAAATGAGCCGATGAAAGAAGTTTTCATTTGTTTCATATATCCCTAGTTCAGGGTTATAAACGCCTAACAGTCCGCTTTGGTGGTCTAGTTTGATGACTTTGAGCGTCTTATAGATGATTCTTGCTGTTTCTAAGGGGCTTAATGACTTCGGTGGCTTGCCGTCCTCTTTAGGTGTGCTTAAAAATAAGTTACGGTGTTCAAAGAATAGTTTTCTAACAGCTCTAAGCGTTTGAGTGTTTGCTTTGACATAATCAGGGTTATTAATGATTTCTTTTTCTTGCTCAATCCAATCAAGGACAGCTTCGCTATAAGCTGTAATACTTACGCTTTTTGTTCCGCCCTCGCCATATTCCGTGAAGTCCTCTATTTGAGGTTTGGGACTTCTTACGTTTCCCTGTGGCGTTTCTGCCACAAGTTTTTCTAGTTGGTCTGTCATGACTTCCTTTCTATTTCATCTTGAATACACTTTTCCAAATGGTCGCCAGCTCGTCATCAGGTAAGGGCGGACTGGTTCGATTGTTAAAGGTTCGCAATAAGTCCATACAGCTATTATTATCAATACCAATTTTTCTCCAGTAGTGGAGAATGCGGTTCGTGTCATTGTTTCGATTCCCTTTTCGTGCGCCTTGGTTGAATAACTCCCACATTTCAGCGCCATAAGTACGACTGCCTAGCGTTGGGTTCTGTCTTTTTTGTGGTCGCTGTATCATTTCAAGTAACCAGTCAGGACAATCAGAAAGGTTATCAAAAGTGAGTGGCTCGTTAGTTTCTGTATCATTCAAAGGGATATAATCGCCGTCTGTGCGTTTGCTTGGGTAGATTGGTGTGAAGTGTGTTTTTATCTCCACGCCGTCCGCTAGTTCACTGACAATCGGCTGACTGAATAGCTCTTTGGGAACTTTAAAGAAAACATGCAAGCCGTTGCCTGTGGGAGTTTTCTCGACATAAGTACTTAGTATTTCGCCCTCGCTGTGTTCATTCCACAATCGACTGAAAACACTCCGACCATTCTGTCCGTTTTGGTGCTGGTCTAAGTCAATACAAATCAAACCGCTATTTCTAAGATTAATCATAATATTGCGGTTCGGTATTTCATCAAACCATTCGCTTACTGTGATTTCGTCAAGCGTTCCACTTGAAGTACCACGGATAACAGCTCTCTCACTTTTCCCAGCCGGAAAGCCAGCAATGACAGAAAAGCCACGACTAATACAGTTTAGGGCTTGTTCTTTGGGTGTCAATGGTCAACCTCCAGTCTATACTCACATTCATCACAAATTTGTCGCTCTTGATAGGGAATGACTTCATTTTCTTTTAGAGGTTTACCACATAAATAACAATTCACTTTGTTAGTCCTCCTTAAAAAGTTGGTCAATCCAATCAAGCTCTGCAAGCGTATAGCCATTGACTGCATTATTAATCGCAATGCCTGTCCGTTGCTTTTTAATGATTCCAGCTCTGCGTTCGTCTTCGTTAGTTGGAATAAAATAGCCGTTATCAATTGAACCAATGGCGCAACCTCGCTTGTGGAGGTACTCAATTCTACTCTGTAAAGTACGAAAATCAATATCAAGGTTTTGTGCTAAATTTCTACCTTTGACAGCTCGGTCAATCCCTCGATGTTCAGCAAGAAATTTAATAATATTTTGGTCTAATTTCTGTAAGTCAGTTATCTTCATTGAGATACCCCCAAATTCTAGTAATGGTTTCTAAAAATTGCTCATAGCTTGCTCTCTGTCTAGCTTCGCCAATCAAGGCAAACATTAATATAGTCATAGCTTCGTTGCTTGTATCGCTGATAAGATACTCTAAATTGTCCTTATTACTTTCATTTTCAAGAACATCAATTGTAATTTTCATGGTTTAGTTTCCTTTATTTGTAGTTTCATAATAGCCAGCTCTTTACCTAAAAATGGTACTGGTTGGGTGCATAAGTTTCTTTTTACTCCGCTGGGTAAGATTATGCCTGTACTCTCTTCAAACTGCTGTATGAGGTCGTATTTGACCGCTCGTGCATTGTAAATCATCTTAAACGGGTGTTTACCTGCTTGTCTAAAACTATTCCGTCCGTACCGTTTTATAGTCGTGTAGCCTTGGTGGTGTTCAATCATTTCGCTACCTCATCAAATAAGCTGATTTCTCCGCCCTCTTTTTCGCCCTCAAATCGGATACCGTGCTTATATTTACGAACTTTAAAGCTATAATCAACTGTGCCTGTATTTGCGTTCAATGGGTCTAATTTTTCAATCTGCTTGTCTGTAAGTTCTGTATGATAGGCTTTTAATTTTTGCATGCCTACGCTATCAATACCAGCCACATAGGGACAAGCTCTAATAATATTTGTCATTTTCTCAATCCTCTAATAAAATTTGCCTTGCCTGACAAGTTGCTATGTATCTATGATGATGAACTTGCATATATCATCAATCAAATAGTAAATAAGTGAAGTTTTGTATCTTGGTTTATAGCGATTCAAGCCGTGCTTTTCCCAATTATCAAGTGTGCCGTCTGATATATCTAAGTCTTCCATAACACGCTTTTTAGAGATATAAGGTAATACTCGCTTTTCATTTCTGATTTTGAGTTGTGTACCAAGATACTTATTAAATAAATGAATGATTTTATCCACTAAGCCACGGGCAACAAG